ATGCATATCGTACAGCCGATCCGAAGTTTGGAGAAGATCCAGGAAGTCAAACAGTATTTAATGAAGAAAAGTGATCGTGATTATTTTTTATTTATTTTCGGCATGAACAGCGCACTGCGGATTTCTGATGTTCTGCCGCTTCGCGTGAGGGATGTAAGGAACAAAGACCATGTGTGGGCAACCGAAAGCAAAACGAGAAAGAAAAGAAAAATTCTGATACTGGAGTCTTTAAAGGCCGACATATACGCTTATACAAAAGACATGAAAGAAGATGACTATTTGTTTAAATCGAAACGGACGAATAAGCCCATTTCCCGGATTCAGGCATACAGAATATTAAAGGAAGCAGCTGCCGCGTGCGGATTGGAGGAAATCGGGACGCATACGCTTAGAAAGACGTTCGGGTATCATTTTTATCAGAGGACAAAAGACATTGCTGAACTGCAGAGGATTTTGAATCATTCTTCTCCGTCTATTACAATGCGTTATATCGGAATAGATGAAGATACGACGAGAGCCGCCTATAAAGTGTTCGGAGGGCTGTAGGCTTGAAAAAAACGGCCGCCAGCGTTACTATAATAGAAGCAGGCTCTAGTAGCACAGCGGATAGTGCAGCAGTTTCCTAAACTGCAGGTCGGGAGTTCGAATCTCTCCTAGAGCGTTTTTTGTATAAAATAGGTACTGATTAATAATGTCGGTAAAACAGAAAAACCCTTGTCACACAAGGGTTTTCGTCGTTTTTGCAAGCTTTTTATTTTTGTGAGAACCCGCTGAAAAACGATGCGATTTTATTTTTATTTGCACATTTTTTGCACATTTCTATACGGGTGTTTTCACGTCAGGCATTTTTTCAAATAAATCAAGGGTGTTTTGGGTATCTTCTTCACGTAGTTCTTTAATTACATGTGAATAATAATTATGCGTGGTATCTATCTTGGCATGTCCTAAACGCTCTGAGACATAATAAATTGAAATCCTCTTATAGAGTAACACGCTGGCATGTGTATGTCTTAACCCGTGTATCGAAATTGGTTCTATTTTCAAGTCCGTCAATGTCTTTTTCAATATTTTGTTGACAAATTCGTTAGTGATGACTTTTCTAGAACTGCGAGGACTATAAAAGACAAGATTATGTATGTTATCAGGCATTTCGGATAACAACTTTTTGAATAAATCCATTGTATTAGAATCCATTTTAATGGTCCTATTTGAAGACGCATTTTTTGTCGTAGCAAAACCCGTTCCTTTTTTATAATCCCAGGTTTTGTTGATTGTAATCTCATTTAATTCAAAGTTGAAATCCTCGAGTGTTAATCCCAACATTTCAGAAAATCGCATTCCTGAAGTGAGGGCCAGTATTAATAAATAATATCCGATAGACTGATCCTTGCGCACATATAATTCTTTTAAAAGCTTTTGACTTTCAACATAATTCAAGTGTTTTTCTTCCGGGCGTTTTGATTCCACGCTTCCAATCAATTTTGCTTTCCGGGTAAAATCAAATTGAATAATCCCTTCTTCAATTGCCTCTTGCACACAAGCTCTAATGTGCGTATTTATTTTTCTAACAGTTTCTTTTGCGTGTTCAGATCCAAACTTATTTAAAAACTCTTGATATTCTCGTTTAGTGATGTCATTGATATATCTTCCTGCAAAATTATCTGAAATTTCTCTAAGTGTAATATAGTAACCTTCACGAGTGATGGCACCAATATCAGCTCTATAAACATTTACCCAACTTTTAAAGTATTCATCAAAGAGGACTTTTTTTGTGCCCGGCGTTTTATATTTCCTCAATTTATCTTCAACCTCTGCGGCAGCCACTTGAGCTTCCTTCTTAGTTTTAAATCCGCCTTTCCTGATGGGCTTGGGTTTAGCGCTAACGCAATACTGCCACGTTTTACCGCGTTTTAGGAAACTAGCCATTTCATTCACTCCTATAGGGGGAACTTTAATTCTCCAATAATAGGATAGCACTATCTTAATTTATTTAAAAGATTGTTTCAAATAAGGCTTTTCGCTTAGTTAACCATTGTAAAATAAGGTATAATAAGTATTGAGAGGAATAAATTATAACGTAAAAAATCAAAAAATTCTAAATCTTATCGCCATCGTTCGACAAAATTTTCTTTGTGATTATGTTAAATTTGAGGTGAAAAGGTGATCATATGGAAACAGTAGCAACTAGAGATATAAGGATTCATCTAAAAGAATTAATAAAATCCTCTGATGAAAAGCAGAATGTTATAGCTGCTAAAATCGGGATTAGCGAAGGCTATTTAAGTAAGTTTCTTAGCGGAAAAGAAATTAATTTTTGGATGGTTCGAGAGATCATAAGGTATGTTGATCCAGAAAATGAAACTGCATTGATGGAACAGCACTGCTTAACTGGAGTGAAAAAGAAAAATTATGCTTCTGCTTTGGAATATTGCTACACTAAGCAATTATATTCTGTTATAGAGGCATTGATAAGCGCCCAGATTGAAAGGGATGGTAAATACGATCTATGGTCTAATATTTATAGATTTATTCTTAATTCAAGATTCTCTTTTGGGAATATTGAGTATACCGAAGGATTAAAGAAGTTTAGTCCTTCTTGTGACGAAATGAGAACGTTGTTGAGTATACTAGAAATGTATGGGTACTTTTATAATGGCAGATATGAGATCACTCTATACCATATTCGATCCATTCGAAGTCTTATTAAAAATCTATCAGATCCATTTTTGAAAATCGCATTTACTGCTCGTATAGAAGAAGTCTTAGTGAATATATATTTAAAACAAAACAACGATGTTAATAAGGCGAGAGAGGCGGCATTCTCTCTCCTTGAAAAAGACCTCAGTATCAATTTGAATATGACAGCTTTGTACATATTGGCATTGTCTTATATGAATGAATCATATTGCCATTCTTATAGGTACTATTTGAGGTGTTTGAACTTACTTGCAAATTTCCCTGATCGCAGTGAGGAAATGGTCCAGAATAAAGAAGAGATAGCCATATTGCAATATTATTGGAACAAAGAAATTTCAAAGGAGTTTCAAGTGACTGAATTCGCAAAGGCACTAGGAAGGTCTGAACCATTAACCTCTTTTTATTCTGATCCTTTTTATAAAAAATATGCTCTCCTTTTTGACGGAAAAAGAGAAGAAAATGCTGAAAAATTATTACTCTCTCTTTATTATTTTTCGCAACAACAAGATCAGTTTAGAGCAACCATTCCCAAAATTATCTTGATAAAATTAGGATTTAATTTTAATATTTAGTAATGGGGGGTGTTGCAGATGAGAAAAATGTCATTGACTTTAGTTTTAGCGTTCGGTATATTGACTACTGCTTTTGTTGGTGTTTCATTAAACCATTCAGTAGCAGGCGGAAGTTTCCAAACGACTGAGATAAGAGTAGGCATGTAGTATATCTGACTCCCGAAAAGTACATAAAAAAACAAAAAGACGCTGCCGTGACTGGCAACGTCTTTCGTACTTTTCGGGGATATTTCCTGTTTTCCGGAAAAACGAAAATAGGAAATTCCTGAAAAAGTATTTATTTTAAAATTGTTATTAAATATAATAGGAACAAACGTTCTGTTTTGAGAGGAGAAACACATGCATATTACATTCGAGAACATCATCGGGAATCTAAAAAAGGAAATTGAAAAGGAGAAAAATGTGGACACAAAAAAACTTAAAGTTGGTTAATTTAAATCTTTCAAATGTCGTTCTTTTAATTCCCTTAATTCCTTTAAATAATTTATAACCATTTGCAATTCTTCTTCTGTTATTTTACTTCCGTTATCGTGGACAATGTTTAGCTTTTTGAGATCATCTATTGTTATACTCTTCTGTGAAAGAAGCTGCTTCTCTGGTTCTGAATACTTTTCTAGGCTCTCTTCATCAAAAAACAAGTATGATTTGTGAACGCCTAAATAGTCAGCGATTTTTTCTATTACTTGTATTGATGGCTGTTGTAAGTTTCTTTCTATTCTTGAAAGGTAGCTGTGTGTAATTCCCACAGCTTCGGCAACTTCATCTAATGTTTTTTTCTTTTCCTTACGAATACGCCGAATCGCTTCTCCCATTTTCATATTTCCCATAATAACACCTGCTCTTTTGAAAAATTAACCTTATTCCTCATAGGTAATTATATCATATCGTGTACCTCACGAGAAAATTCTTTTAAAAAGCACTTGTATAAAAAAATTCGCTATGTTAAGATCGAATTGTTCCTTTCAGGTACAAAAAGGATGTGTTAAACTAAATGTTCGATATGAAAGAGTTTGGACGTCTGCTCCAAAAAGTCCGAAAAAAGCGGAAAATGTCTCAAATCGAATTCGCTCAATTCTTAGGGTACACAGCTTCATACATCTCAAGAGTTGAGAGAGGGAAAGCGAATCTTTCTATGCAGGCGATTGAAAAGGTCACGAAGAAACTTAATATTAAGGTGCGATTTTTTTTTGAGTAATAATGGTACTGACAGGAACAAAATGAAAGTGAGTAAAATTTTTAAAAGACATGAGAGGAGAAACTTATGGAACAACTTCTTGATGTTAGCCTGTCAATTCCGATCCCTGCTGACAAAATTCTGATCAGCAAGGTGGAACTCCAGGAACTAAGAGAACAATCGTTATCCGGGGTCTATTGGAACATGAAAGACCTTGAGAAAAAGACAGCACGTAAAAGCGAGTGGATCAAAGAAAACATTTTATACCCAAGTCGGTTCCGCAAATTTTTAGATTCGGCAAACGGGGGTTTTGTATTTTACCCGCAAGCTAAAGGGCAAAACTGGAGCTTTCAAGCTTCTAAAATGGCTGCCTTTTTAGATAAGCACTTTGCTGAGATTTTCAACAAATAACCGAAAGGAGAATACATGTGTTTTTAGAAAGCCACGTCTGGCTGCATAATCAAATTCACGTAATTATAAGCGAGTCTGTTAATACTCACGAAAAAGCATTTGCCGAACTAAAAGCTCAAGGCGGCACCTGCCTGTCTGATCAATGTCAGCAGAACACCCTCGGCTCTGTAATTGTCAACGGCAAACGGTCTGTATGGCCTTTGACCAAGTCAGAAGGTGGTGAGTTGGATGGGCGAAATTAAATTTGTAAAGCTCAGTACTCAGATGTTTGATGATGAAAAAATCAAACTTATTGAACAGATGCCTGAAGCTGACACATTGTTAATTATATGGGTGAAATTACTCGCTCAAGCTGGTAAGACCAACGCCTCCGGTTACATCTTTCTTAGTGAAAATGTTCCGTATACTGACGAAATGCTCGCAGCTATTTTCTCGCGGCCGTTGGGGGTTGTAAGAATGGCCTTGGATACATTTAGACAGTTCGGAATGATTGAGATTAACGATCAGAATTATATCAGTATTTGCAATTGGGAAAAACATCAAAACGTAGATGCAATGGATAAAATCAGGGAGGATACACGCAAAAGAGTTGCTAAATACCGAGAAAAGCAAAGGGCTTTGCAGCTTTCACAACCAAGTAACGTTACCTGTAACGTTACAGTAACGCAAGGTAACGAACAAGAAGAAGAAAGAAGAAAGAAGAAAGAAGAATTAAAAGATATATTGTCGGGTAAACCCGACGACGCATCTTCTTCCAAAAACGAAAAGGACGAGATTCCTTACAAACTGATCATTGATTTACTGAACAAAGTAGCGGGCAAACGATACCGACCTACTACACCAAAAACAAAAAAAGACATCAAGGCACGCTGGAACGAAGGTTTTCGCTTTGAAGATTTTAAACATGTCATTCTAGTAAAAACTGAGGAATGGCTCAATGATCCTGCTATGAATAGATTTTTGCGCCCTGAAACATTGTTCGGTACAAAATTTGAATCTTACCTAAATCAAAAAGGAGGATCAGCGAATGAAGGATTTTACAAAGGAACAAGCGGCCGCAGTCCAGGGCGAAATATCTCGGAGGATGACATTCCATACTGATGAGCACGGCAATCCTGTTTACTGCGATAAACACACCCGGATTATCGGTGGAGAAGAAAAGCCGTATCCAGTTCAGCTCATTAAACTTCGGGATGGCTCTGCAAAGTGTCCCATGTGCGAACGGGAACAGCGCAATAAGGAGATTGAGCATGAAACCGAGGAATGGCGCCGCCGGATGGATCAAAAGGTTTTATCTATGTATTCACTAATCGCTGATCCCACACTCAAAGAAGCGACGTTCTCGACATTCCAAAGTTATAACCATGAAGACGAGCGGAACAAGCGCCGGATGATGGAGCTTGTTAAGCAAGTGAAGGCGGGAGCCGTCATGAATGTCTTCTTAACGGGTGAATCTAACGCAGGAAAAAGCCATCTCGCTATGTCAGCCATTAAAGAGCTGAACAAGAGGGACGCAGAAGGATACGCTAAATCAGCGTTGTTTGTAAACAGTGACGCCCTTATGAGGCGAATAAAGAACTCATTCAAGGACAGCTCTGAAAGGCTTACCGAAGCTTTTGCGATCGAACTGCTGACAAGGGTTGATTATCTTGTCATTGACGATCTCGGGGCCGAGGTGGGCGACACAGACAACGAAAACAGGGCGGCAAATGATTTTATTCATCGCGTATGGTACGGCGTCTCTACAGGGCGGCAAGGCAAATTCACGATCGTTACAACTAATCTATCCGGCGTGGCTCTGACTAAACTATATGACAAGAAAGTCGTAAGCCGGCTCACAGCACACTTGGAAACAGTCAAATTCGAAGAGAAGCAGAAGGAAAGAAAAGGCCGTACTGCGCCCGCCCTGTCCTTTTAAGGAGGTGAAAACAGTTGATACAGGCAATCATGCCCGGCGTGCTGCAGATCGTCCCTGAACGCAAATTAACGGATGACCAGCGCAAAAAAGAAATAGACGAGCTTATCAAGGTTCTTGATCAAAAAATAGCAGACTATCAGAACTTTAGGGGGAACGCAGTGTGAAACGTGGTAAATGTCCGACGCGTGCGCAAAAAGCAATCATTAAGGCAAACGGCCTGACCATTGAGAACTGGCTCGTCTTGGAGCATCTACAGCACGAGCATCGTCTCATACTGGTTCACCGCTATATGAATTACAAAAGGGAGTGTTTAGCATGAGTCAGGCGGTCAATGCCGAACGGTTCGAACTGGCTTTGGAGGATATGAATTATGAATGGTCAATGGTCCAGCTAAAAAAGGTCGTTCAATACTGGCATGATGGGAAATCAATTCTTGATATGTCGGAATTATTAAACAGGGATTCGGATGAAATCATTTTGCTGGTCATGGACTTTGCAAGAAAAAACATCCTGCCTGCCCGTAAGAACGGTTTACGCGCAAACAAAAGAATAAGAATATCTGAGAAAACGATGAAAGATAAAATGTATCGACTACGCTATTTGTTTGAAGAAAGCCCGGTGTATATCCCTTTTCAGGAACTAAACTTCATGTTTTATGACAGTGAAATCAGGCGTTTCCGGGAGCTGTGGGCGGCAGATGAGTCTTACCTTAACATAGCAAAAGAGCTGAAACGGAATGAAGATGAAACGTTATTCCTTATCATCGACCAAGCAAAAAGAGACCTCATAGAGCCTCGGGAATCCGGATTGCTCGGAAAGGAAGCGTCAGAAGATGAACGCAACAAGCAAAAGCTTCCGTTTTGAAAAAGCAACGGTCCAGCAACTTATGGTCATCGTGCGTTATGAAGACTGTGCTCCGGAGGTACGGAACGCGGCTTTACAAATGCTGATTATGAAGGGAGTGGCAGACGTTGGGACAGGCAGAACGAAAGCATTTAATTGAATGGCTTTTGCTTATCGGCTCTTTTGGCAGAGATTTTCTAAACCGCAAATCAGACGAAGAGCTTGAGCGCTTATATAATCGCGAAATCAAAGGCTTGAACGAAGAATAGGAGGACAGCACCATGACAGAAAACAAAAACTTGCGTCGGCACGGCGATGTTACAACACGGGTGATGAGCGAAGAAGAACGCCTTGAGTATATAAAAAAACACCCAATCATTTCGACGGAAAAACCAAAGGTTGGCATACAACTGTTCCCGTCAAACTATTGGATGTAAGGACGGCCGCTAAAGCAACCGCCACCGTATGGTAAATAAAAACTCGACACTTTTATTATACCATACGGAGGCTTTGAACATGCAGCCAAAACATATATCACTCAATCAAAATACAAGTGTTTCTCAATTTATTGAGCCTGGAAAAGTGTCCGTCATCGTGTTAGACGGCAACCAAAACGCCGCGTATGTCGTTGAGGCACCCGAACACGGTAAAACAATCATTCAAACAGTAAAAGGCGGCCTGGCTCGTTGTGATTACGAGATCGGCCATAAATTCAATTAGCAGGGGTTTTCCCCTGCGGGGGAGGAACGGAAAATGTATCAAAACGAAATTGCCCGCAAGTGTGAACGCTGCGGAAAAATATATTATTCAGCTCAATGGGTTGTATGCAAAACATGTCTTTTAGACCGGGAGGCCCGGGCATGAAAGAATTCAAAATCAACTTGTCAAAAGGTGAGGTTTTATATACCGGCTCTTACATTTGCGCCCTTTCAAAAACGCCAGCCAGTACACCTGAGCAAATTTCTTTAGAAGCAGCAGCCGAAAAGCTCGCGGAAGAGTTAATCATGCAACAGGCTATGAATCGGGAGCACCAGCGCCAACAGGAAGTCACGGTCATTCAGTTTCGGCAGGCTCAGGAAGAGATCAGCCGGCTACGAGGGGAATTAAAACAAGCTCATGAGAAATCCAGCAACCATCTTGATGAATGGCGGAGAGCCGAAACCCAGACCGCGAAAATATCGGATGAACTAATGAATATGAAAGTCTTACTGCGAATGGAACAGGGGAAGGTTCGGCAACAGAAGACTAAAAACGAGCAGATGAAAGAAGCGTTGACTTTTTATGCGAAGGAGACGAATTACACAAAAGAATTCGAGGACTGTCCACCAGCTGTCGAACTCGACGGAGGGCAAACGGCCAGAAAAGCATTGGAGGGGGCTGCGGAATGAATAACATCAAAATCCGATATGTATTCCGACATAAGGAAACAGGCAATGTCGAATTAAAAACGTACTATATCAGTCAGCTTGAAGAACGCCCGGCGCGCAAACTGTCTCCCGTCTTTTGTGAAGAGTTTGGTTACGAGTTGATCAGCCGCGATTTATGGACGGGCAAAAAGCTTATGGAAAAAGAAATATATGCTGGAGATATTATCTGTTATAAATCACACGGCCGGGTGTTTAATCTAGTCGTTAAATGGTCAGAAGATGATTCCGGATTTTATGCGGGTGGAATACGTTGGGATTTTGTTCAAATGTATGGTGAGTTAATCGGCAACGTACATCAGAATCCCGAAATGTTAGGCGGTGCTGCAAAATGATGCCATTACAAGTAGAACTCCAGCGGAACGTGAAGGCCACGAAGGACGAAGCAATGACCGTCGAGCAGGCAGCCGAGCTTTTAAAGGTCCACCCGGACTACATCCCGACGCTGGTCGCACGGTCTGACGATCTGAAAATGATTGGCGATCATACCATTATCGCTAAACGGGATAAAACAAATATCTGGCTGGTCGGGGCTTGCGTGGGGCTTTTCTTCTTCGCTGTCGCTGTCCTGCCGGGATTGATGGGGTGACGGGATGGGATTTCCGCGGATTTTACACTATCCGGGCAGTAAATGGTCAATGACAGACTGGATCATCAGCCATATGCCCGAGCATAAAACATACGTTGAACCATTCTTTGGATCCGGAGCATTGTTTTTTAATAAACAGCCCTCGACCATCGAAACAATCAATGATCTGGATAGCAGCGTGGTCAATCTATTCAAAGTCATTCGGGATCATCCAGAAGAGCTTGCGGGATTAATTAAATGGACGCCGTTATCCAGAGAGGAATATTACGCCTCCTATGATTCTGAATCAGGCGATGAAATAGAGGACGCCCGACGTTTTCTCATTCGTTGCTGGCAGGCCATAGGAGCGAAAACAAGTGACCGGACAGGATGGCGGAGCTTGATCAGTAGTAACGGGCCTGACACAGCAAAAGAGTGGGGTAAACTGCCTGCAAAGCTATTGTTAGTAGCCAAGCGACTGAAAGAGGCTCAGATTGAACATCAGCCGGCAGTCCAGCTGCTTGAAAGGTATAAGCGAAAAGAGGTTCTTGTTTACGCGGACCCGCCTTACATCATCGAAACGCGGACAAAGCGGCATTACAAACACGAAATGACAATTGATGATCATGTTGAGTTGCTTGAGACTTTGGACAAGCACCCTGGTCCTGTCCTTCTCTCAGGGTATGCACATCCAATATACGATGAACGACTCAGGCATTGGAAAAGAGAAATACGAGAAGTATCAGCGGAAGCCGGGGCCAAACGCCAAGAAGTGTTATGGATCAACCCTGTTGCTGCTGAACAAAGTTATTTTCAACAATCTTTATTCAACTTGGAGGCGCAGTCATGAAAAGCATCGTGATGGTTAGTAAGAAAAGCAAAACCCGCTTGAGTGGCGGGCTTTGAGATTGAACTTTTTATTAAAGGATACTTTGTTTTGAGAATTTCTAAGGTTGAAGCAAACGACAGTTTTTATCTTTGAAAAAAACAATGTTATCTGGTGAAAATACAAGATTTGACTTGGATGTTAATGCGGTTGTAATTTGCATTTTTGGATTTGAATCAATATAGGCATCTCTATTTCCGTAAGTAACTGTGAGAGTGCCATAACCGTCAGTTCTTAGTTTCTGAAGAGTAATTCCATTCTGGTGAAAGGCATAGTGTTTTCCCGAGAGATTAAGCTGAATACCATATTCGTAATCAAAATATCCTTTGATCTTAATAACTCCATTTTCTCTTAATGTTTTTAGCTCAATTTCATCAATTTCAAGTTGCGCGTAAATAATCGTCATAAAGATTCACCTCCTTTGAGATTTATTGGTTTCACAATTGGTTTGTTTTTATGCATCGTTTATTGAAAAACGCCGTCAATCATCAGCGGCAGCAGGAGGGGTATTGATGAACCACACTGACAACCTGATCATTTCAGCCGTCATCAGCAAACTAAACGCACAACAGGAAAAGGCGCTTGCCAAGTACGGCCAGCCCGTCCAAGTTAACGCCTATGAAATACGCGGCTGGTTGCAACATGCACTCGAGGAAACTCTTGACCAGGCAGTCTATCTGGAAGCGGCTATCCAAACGCTGGAAGACAATCAAAATATCAAAGAAGTCATCAAAGGATTCAATGAAATGGAAGCAGGTAGGGAAGACATCAAGAGACTATATCGTCCCTGTCATTACGACGGTTGGGACCATGCAATGTCACATTTTAAACAGATTCTCAAATCAGCTCAATTATTGAAGGGGGAAGAACAATCATGAAAAAAATATTCAAATGAATCATTCTATCGGCAGTATTACTTACGGGAGCCGCGGCCGTTGTGCCGTCTGCTTCCGCCGCATGGTCCGGCTGGCAAAATGAATCCGGGTACAGCGGCCGGGTGTTTACAGATGCCGCGACTTACACGGCCGGTGCCTCAACGGTGGACTGGAAAGCCAAAAAAAGGATCAAGCACACTTTATTACACGGCCGGCGTATACGAGAAGCGCAGCGGCGGCGGACTGACTGATACGAACTTAGTACAGCGGGGCGGCTTCAAAACGGCAACGCCTCTGAAATCGTTCAACGTGAAAACGATCCGGAATAAGACTGGAAAGGGAACCTATGTCATCCAGCTGGATTGTTATTCAGATCCCGGCAACGACACTATATCGGTACGTTTGAATCAGCGAAATTTTATATTAAATAGAGATATTGTATGTACTGAGAATACAAATTTATCCTGAAATTTTGTATAATAACACCGTAGGTAAATGGAGGAGGATTTTTTATGAACTGGGAGCAATTTTTAACTATTATTCTAACTGCTTTAACATCGGCATTTCTATCAAATTATTTTGCATATTTCAAAGACAATAAATTAAGGTCAGAAACTACGTCAGTAAAATATTTAGAAGCACAATTAATCAAAGTTTATGCACCAATATATAAGGTAGTGTCTAGGGAGATTTACTCTCCAAAAGGATATACAGGTTTATCCCATTCGGCTATGACCGAAATTAAGGAGATAGCAGATGAATATCCCGAATACTGTACTGATGAATTAGAAATTTTGATTGGTACCCTCTATGATGATTCTTTCCACAGAAACGGGATGTTTCAGGCTGGGCACATGGAGCATGAGCAAAGGGTAGATAATGACCAAAAGTTTTTTAACCATGTTAGTGAACGATATAGAAAATACAAAAAGATTTTGGGGAATATTCCTGATATTCGTAAAAACAAATAAGTCCAAGACGGAGAGCCTGCGGACACTGATCATTGCACAGAATCACTGTGCTCTGATTGGTGTCCGTTTTTTATTTGAACGGAGGGACGGCATGAAAGCGAAGAAAAAAGCCGCGCAGAACGTTGGTTTTAAAGAAAAACAGCCATCGCCACGCAAGATTACCGAAAAAAAGCCGCAGATGCTTACTGAGAGAGAGTTGGAGAACCTCATGGGTGTAAACAGGCCCACATATAAAAGAGGCCGTGGAGGAGCTTTTAGACAGCAATAATAATGGGAAGGAAATGCTATGGATAAAAAAAAGAAAAACAACAATGAAAATAAAATGGATCAGTTGAGATTGAATATACCTCAAATTGACGAAGAAGCAACGAAAATGAAAGCAGAAAAACTGCTCGAACAATATCGCATGTACTTGCTACAAGTGCCGGAGGATTTTTTGCCGAAAGTGACCGCAACATACAGCCTTGTTCCGCCCAGCTTTTCGAATGAATTTCATTCCTCCACAGAAGACGCAGCGTTAAAACGCATGGATTGGGAGATTGAAAGGGACCGGTTTTTAAAGAGAATGCAAAGAGCGGTTAACCGGCTTTCTCAAAAAGAGCGGCAAATACTTGTCATGCTCTACATGCAGAATGAAGAAATGTATGATTATGAAGTCTATGGAGAAATGAGACTCAGCCAGCGTAGCTACTACCGGACGAAAGCAAAAGCATTTTACCGGCTGGCCTTTGCTCTTCGGGCGGAAGTCTATAAGGACGGGGGCGCGCCGGAATGAATTTTGTTCAGCCGATAAGGGACCCGGAATGCATTTTCTATATCAAACGGTTTTTAAAAGAACAGAGCGAGCGGAATTACATGCTATTTGTTACCGGGATAAACTCAGGGCTTCGCATATCAGATATACTGGAACTGAGAGTAAGGGACGCCAAACGGCCGTATTTCAACCTTATAGAGAAGAAAACCAAAAAGAAAAAGAGAATTGAAATGACGCCGGAACTTCAAAGAGAATTAAAGGCATATATTGAGGGGAAAGAAGATCACGAATATCTTTTCAAAAGCCGCGAAGGGATCAACAAGCCCATCTCACGGTCGATGGCTTATAAGATTCTGAGGGCTGCTGCTGAGTATGTCAATTTGGATGATATAGGCACGCACACGCTGAGGAAAACATTCGGGTACCATTTTTACAAGCAAACAAAAGACGTTGCCATGCTGCAGGAAATTTTTAATCACTCAGATCAGCGGACAACCCTTCGATACATTGGAATCAATCAGGATGCCATGAACAACGCTATGAAGAAATTCAAGATATAAGCAGGCTCATCTCATAAACCGGATGAGTCTTTTTTTCTGCATATTTTATTGATTCCCCTCAAAAAGCAAACGTGGAATTCATTTCAGGGATATTGCTTGAAAACAAGGGTGGAAAGGGCTGACGGCACTTCGGGCAGTTGCACAGTATATAACATATGGGTAATTCGTGGATTGTGTGGATAACCCTATTGAAAAGGATAATATGCTATAATTAGTAAAAAGAAGGGGGGTTTTTCCATGGAGGATTTAATAAAAGAGTTAAATGAAAAGAATCAAGAAATATCTAACAAGGATTTTGAGATCAGAGAGTTGATTAAGCAACAGGTCACTTTAATAAGAAAGTATCTCAATGAATACAGTAAAGTTATAAACTTTTATTTAGAAAATCATATGAAGTTTTTCCATCCAGACTTTAACGTAAGCACTGAGAAAGGCCCTATACTGGCATATATAGAAAAAACAAAAGACATGATTATCTATAAAAAAGATTCAGATGACTTCGTCTTATATAATCCAAATTCGAGTTTCAATCAAAAGACGGAACGGTTTTTATCTTTGCGAGAAATTGTTGAAGGTGGACACTTTAATAGTGCGATTAGAGGAATAACGTATACTACAAAGAAACAGGATGAACTCATACAAGAGAGAGAGAATCTGATTGCTAGACTCACAGGAGAAATTTCTGAGGCTGAAAGAAAACTTGAATTTTGGCAGACAAACGGCAGAAACATGGCACGATAACGGCACACCATTTTGTTTTAGATAAGGTATTATGGTAATAGGTAATAAACAGGCAGGCGCTTTCCCAAGTGGGAGGGCGCCTTTTTATGTTCTCTGTAAACAGCGTCCGGTAAATCTCAGGATAGACAATCGGCGGTTAACGGCTTGAGTGTTGGAAGAATACATCAACAGACCTTTAAGACATGAAAAATCGTTCGACAAATTTCGCAAACACTTCCATTTTTATGATTAATTATAGATAATTAGATCCACAGAGTAAGGGAGGTCTTTTATATGTCACTTAAAAAGCCTAAAATGCGTAATACATTAACTAACATTTCTATAAGAGGATATAAATCAATCAATGAGGAACAGGAAATTGAATTAAAGCCTTTAACAATTCTAGCAGGTACAAATAGTTCGGGAAAATCGAGTTTTATACAGCCTATATTATTATTAAAACAAACAATCGAAGAGAGTTATGATCCGGGCGCTTTATTATTAAATGGACCTTTAGCAAAGTTTACAAATTTTGAGCAGCTATTACATAAATCAAAAAAAAATGAAGCTGATAGCTTTGAAGTTGGCTTTAAAGTTGATAATAAACACACATGTAAATTTACATATGCTAAAAAAAATGACGAATTAATTGTAAAAAATGCAACTTATTTTATTACAAACCATAAAAATGATAAGCCGGAATATGAACATGTGAGAATCGACCATGATATGAGCACAGAAGAAATGAGAAAACAAATACCTAATAGAATAAACAAACTGCTTAATGAGTTGGTAGAAGGTGAGAAAGAAAAACCTAAAATACGCTTACATAGAAATAGATGCTTTTTAAGATTAGAACTGATTTTTGATTTAGAGGAAGATTTAGAACGAGGTGTATCTTTTCCGGGTGCTCGTCCAGAAGCAGTGATCAAAAATCTTATTCACTTACCTGGGTTAAGAGGTAATCCTGAAAGAACTTATCCAGTTACAAGTGTAAATCGTGAAAATCGTGTTGTTAATCTACCAGGTAAATTTGAGAGATACGTAGCAAGTATATTGCATAGATGGAAAAATGAAAACGATGAAAAAGCTAAAGAAGTAGAGGGATATTTGAGTTTATTAGATCTAACTAATAAAATTGGCACAAAAAAAATAAACGATACTCAGATTGAGATAAACGTCAGTACAAACGTCGATCAAGGAGAAGATAATTTTGTGAATATTGCTGATGTCGGTTTAGGAGTATCACAAACATTACCGGTTCTTGTTGCGCTAGTATATGCAAAGCCAGGACAGATTGTTTATATTGAGCAACCTGAAATACATTTACACCCTAGAGGTCAATATATTTTCTCACAGATAATCCAAAAGGCGGTGTCTAGAGGAGTAAGAGTTGTTATTGAAACTCATAGTTCGTTGATAATTAAGGGAATACAAACAGAGGTAGCAAATAAAAAAATAAACCATAAGCATGTCAGCTTAAATTGGTTTAAAAGAAATAGTTTAGGAGAAACAGAAGTTAAAAGTACAGAGTTAGATGCTGAAGGTACATTTGGTGATTGGCCTTTAGACTTTGCTGAAGTTGAAATAGAAGCAGAAATGAATTTCATTCAGGCTGGTGACTTTTAATGGAAGAATGTTTTATCATAGATGCTTGTGTAATAACTTCTGCTTCCCCAAAAACTCCAGTTTCTAAACGTGTAGCAACTTTTTTAGAAATGTTTTTAGAAACGAAAAATAAAATTGGTATGACAAAAACTTTAAAAGAAGAATGGTTAAGGCACCCATCGCCATATACCGCTAAGGTTTATGGGTTACTAAAAAATCAAAGAAGAATTATTAAAATTTCAGATCATGAAACAGTTGAGGATCTTCGTATAAAGATACAAAACATTAAAGATAAACAACGTGTTGAGGCGATTTTAAAAGATATACATCTATTAGAAGCTGCGATTGTAACAGATAAATTCATTATTTCTCTCGATAATAAGGCTCGAAATAACTTTAATCATTTTTATGATTGTATTTCAGATATACCAGATGTTTGTTGGGTAAATCCTTCTGTAGAAACCGAATTTGCATTAGAGTGGCTCCTATGTAAAGAAAAGTATGAACCAACTAGATTTATTATTAACTTTAAAAATGGTGTTTACGCTTAAATAAGTATAGTCAAAAACTCTCCAAATTGTTTACGAGGAGAGTTTTTTTTATTATCCTAGCAAAAGATGAAAGGTGGAATTATGCCTCCTAAGCCTTTAAAAATATGTGCTGTCCCTAAGTGTCCTAGCCTTACCCGTAACCGATACTGCGATACACATAAGACACAGCAACAAGAAGAAACAAAACATTACAACAAACATTCAAGAAACAAAACAATAACAAGTTTTTATAAATCAACTGAATGGAAACGAACAAGACAACTTGCTTTGATACGAGACAATTATCTCTGTCAGCATTGTTTGAAAGATCATTGCTTCACTCCGGCTGACATGGTGCATCATATTGTGGAAGTAAAGCAAGATTGGTCGAAACGATTGGACATAAAGAACCTTGAAAGCTTGTGTAACGCCTGTCACAACAAGGCTCACAGCAGTAAGGGCAAGTGACCCTCCCCCTAACAAATCTCTGGAAGGGAAACGAACGGAGAACGGCGATCCCCCTTCTGCAAACAAACACCGCTTTTCAAAGTTCTGAAAACAGCAGAAAGCCCCCTCAGCAAATTTGCCGAGAGGGCTTGGTACGACTGGTTTTGTTGTTGATTTCATCGTAACACGATTGGCGAAAAAAACAAGCGAAAAATGCAACTTTTTTGACATGAAATGAGGTGAGTACATGCCGAGGCCTGCAAAATCCGCGACGCTTCAATTGATACAAGGCAACCCAAATAAAAAGAATACGGAAGAGCTGGCAGCCCGGGCTGAGCACGAGAAAAAGATGAAAATGCGATCCGATAATATAAAACCGCCAACGTGGTTAGATAAAGTCGGAAAAAAAGAATTCAAACGAGTTGCTGCTTTACTGGCTGAGGTCGAGATCATCACGGAAGCGGACATCAGCATGTTGGCCGCCTACTGCAATGCCTACTCTCAGTATATCTCTATTTCAAAAGTGATTGAAGAAGACGGGATTATGGTTCATACAGAAGGCGAGGATGAAGAGGGCAATCCTATCAAGTTAATAGGGGAAGAACATCCTTTATTAAAGCGGCAAAAAAACTATTATGATCAGATGAAATCGGCTGCTAATGACTTCGGCCTGACTCCGTCTGCCCGGGCTAAGCTTGCTATCACTCGTACACAGGAAGAACGGGAGAAAACAGCTGCAGAAAAGGAGTTTAAAAATGTATGAATACAATCAAACAGTTTCTACTTGACTACTCGCGCGATGTGATATCGGGTGAGATTGTGGCATGCGAAAAACACATATGGGCTTGCCAGCGTTTTTTAAATGATGTGAGTAGGGAAGGCACAAGGGAATTCCCATATGTGTTTGATGACGAAAAAGCTCGTCGGTTCCTTTACTGGATGACACAATTTAAACATACGAAAGGGCCATTACAGGGTGAAAATATTGTTCCTGAACCTATTCAAATTTTCATCTTTGGTAATGTGTACGGATGGGTGCATAAGGATACCGGCTACCGCCGATTTAAAAAGGTATATTGGCAGGTCGGCCGTAAAAACACCAAAACCCAGAGCCTGGCCTGTGTTGGTTCCTATGAGACAATGGCCAACGATGAGTATATGTCCGAGGTATACATTGGGGCTACAAAAACTGAACAAGCAAAAATCTGCTGGAATGAAATTAAGGCGCAGATCATGCAAAGCGACCTTTTGAACAAGCCGGAAAAGAAATATCGGATTGCTTATGGGAAAATTGAGCATCCCAAAACACAGTCGAAAATTGAGGCGCTTTCTAAAGATGCCGGGAAGACCGGAGACGGATTCAACCCACAATGCGGCATCATCGACGAATACCATGCCCATAAAACCTCAGAAATTTATGATGTCCTGGCTTCCGGTATGGCCGCCCGCGCCCAGCCATTAATGTTAATTATTACGACGGCAGGCTTTGAATTAAATAATCCTGCTTATCGTGTGGAATATGACTACGTGTCTCGCATACTGGACCCGAATAAGGTCGAACAGAACGAGCAATATTTTGTAATGGTCAATGAGCTTGATAAAGGCGATGACGTCAAGGATGAAAAGAACTGGATTAAAGCGAATCCGATTGTCGCTGCCAATGAGCACGGTTTGAATTATTTACGTGGGGAATTGGAGGTCGCGCTTGCTGTCCAGGAAAAAATGAGAAATTTCATGACCAAAAACATGAACATCTGGGTAAACATGCGGGAAAACGGCTATATGGATATGCAGGCCTGGACGGACTGCGGTTCTGATAAAATTCCGGATCTGAAAAACAGGGAGTGTTACGTCGGTATCGACTTGTCAAAAACAATCGACTTAACTGCAGCATCTTTTGTTTTTCCTCTGGATGATGGGCGTGTTGCTGTGGAAAGCCACGGTTTTATGCCGGAGGATACTTTTTTTGAGCGAATGAAAACTGACAACGTCCCGTATGACACATGGAAAGATAGGGGATGGCTTACGACAACTGACGGCGCTGTTGTTGATTATGATTACATCAGGGCTTACATCAAAAAGATGGAGCAGGAAAACGGCTGGCGTATCAAAGAAATTGGATATGATCCATACAATGCGACGCAGTTTGCTCAGCAGATGGAGGCGGACGGGTATGTAATGATTGAAATTCGTCAGGGTGTTGCTACTCTATCAGAACCGACTAAAGGCTTCAGAGCTAAGGTGAAATCAAAAAAAGTCATTCATCCGAAAAATTCACTGCTAACTTGGGCGATGGGGAACGCAGTAACCAAAGTAGATGCTCAAGAGAATATCATGCTGGATAAATCCAAATCAACACAACGGATTGATCCTGTAGCCGCATTGATTAATGCTTATGTACGAGCTTCTCAAACTGATAATGAAGTAGACCTGAACTCATATATCAAATCAGCGTCATTCTCTTTCTAAGGGCGGTGTAATCGTGAAAAAAATATTCGCATTCATGCTGCTTCTGTTAAACGATTTTCTTTTTATCACAGGTGCAGCATTTATAGCGTGCGCCGCATATCGCTTGCATACAAACATCGGTCTTTTGACGACGGGTGTCTTTTTTATATTTTATGCGGTGTTAATTAGCAAAAAAAGGGGGTGATTGATTGTTTTTGGAAGGGCTGTTTTCAAAAAGATCAAATGAATCAGAGACTTGGAATCTTGCGAACCCTCCTGACTGGATCATTGATATGTTCGGCGGCTCAAAGACGGCCAGCGGTGAACGTGTGAGCGAATCAACCGCCTTAATTCATCCTGATGTCTATTCATGTGTGAATGTATTGTCTGATGACATTGCTAAGCTTTCAGTCCATACGTTCAAAAGTCGCCAAGGTGATATTATCAGCAGCATGAAACATCCCGTTGCTCAATTACTCTATTTGAAGCCTAATCGTTACATGACGGCTTTCACATGGAAAAAGCTAATGATGATTCACGTCTGTCTTTGGGGAAATGCCTACTCTTATATCAAAGTAGATAAAACAGGTAAAATCATAGCCTTATTACCGTTAAATCCGGCCAATACACAGGCCTATGTAAATCCGAACAACGGTCTACTGTGGTATGAAACGATCATTAATTCAAAAAGTGTTGAATTGTATGCGGATGAGGTCCTGCATTTCAAGGGTATGACAGAAGACGGGATTAACGGGAAAAGTCCGATAGGCGTTATAAGGGAACATATCGGTGCGCAGTCTGCTGCAACCAAATTTAATGCGAAATTGTATAAAAATGATGCTACTCCCCGGGGAATATTGAAAGTCCCAACCTTAATTGATGAAGACGCAAAAAATCGGGCAAGAGATGAATGGGAAAAAGTCAATGCGGGCCGCAACATCGCAATTATTGATGCCGGTCTTTCTTATGAATCAATTTCAATGCCTTTACAAGAAGCACAATTTGTGGAGTCGATGAAATTCAACAAAGCACAAATTGCGTCTATCTATAAAGTCCCTCTGCACAAAATTAATGAACTGGATCGTGCTACTTTCAACAATATTGAGCACCAGTCCATTGAGTATGTGAAAAATACGCTGCATCCTTGGCTGGTATCCTTTGAACAGGAAATCATCACAAAGCTTTTTACTGATGGTGAAATAAATGAAGGATTTTACATCAAATTCAATGTAAACAGCGAGCTGCGCGGTGATGCAAAATCAAGGGCCGAGTATTACGAAATTATGGAACGGATAGGTGCCTTAAATATCAATGAAATTCGTGCACTGGAAGAGAAAAATGCGATTGAACACGGTGATAGGCACCTTGTGTCGCTTAACTATACCTTCCTTGATTCATTGGAGCAGTATCAAATGCACAAAGCTGGCTCAAGTAAAGGAGGTGATGGCAAACATGAGCAAGGAAGTACGGCACCTGACGACAAAGATTGAGATGAGGGCTGCCGATGATGAAGGAAAAGAGAAAAGGGATTATATAGAGGGGTATGCCTTGAAGTTCGAAAAGTGGTCAGAGCGCTTGGGAGGATGGTTTAAAGAAATCATCAGCCGAAATGCTTTAGATTCTACAGATTTTTCTAATGTTGTGGCGCTTTTTAACCACCGCCAAGATTATCCGTTAGCGAGAAATACGGTTTCTGGTGAAACTGGGCGGCTTGAACTGGAAATAGACGCTATCGGTCTGAAATTCCGTTTTATCCCCACAGAAACGACGTACGCAAAGGATTTAATGAAGAATATCAGAAGCGGAGTCATCAATCAATGCTCCTTTGTTTTCTCTTTGGATTACAGTCAAGGAGATCCGGACGAATGGCGCCATAATGATGAAGAGGACATTTATGAACGCCGTATCAATAATATCGAACGTATCTTTGACATTTCTCTCGTAACGACGCCCGCTTATAGCGATACGGAGGCAGTGATTGGTGAACGCAGTTTAGAAAAAGTGGAGCTTTTAAAAGAAATGAGGACTGCCCCAATTGAAAAATTGAAAATGGAACTTGAACTTTTAGACCTCACATTGTAGGTCTATTTTTTATGTTCAAATATAAGGAGGATACCTGAATGACAGTAGCAATGACAAAAAAAGAACGTGAATTAAGACAAAAATTCACACAGAAAAAACAAGAGGCATCCAATCTTTTGGATGAAGGAAAGTCCGAAGAAGCCCGCAGCATGCTTGATGAAGCGAAGGCGCTGCAAAGACAAATCGAACTGATGTCAGAAGAACGCGGCTTGGAACTGCCGGCTTTGGGTGAAGAGCGAAACTTTGTACCGGAACTTGAACGAAAACCTGATGAGGAACCGGAACAGCGCGACATCTTAACAGCCACAAATGAGTACCGGGATGCTTGGTTTAAAGTGCTGACCGGACGCAGCCATGACCTTGGCGAAGAAGAAAGAAGCATGATGCAGCGTGTTCTGAAGGAAAATCGCTCGTTGTCTTCTGGAAGTGATAAAGATGGGGGATACACTGTACCGGATGACATTTCAAAAGAAATCTTGAAGTCCATTCAGGAGCTAAACTCTGTTCGTAATCTGGTTCGTGTTGTGCCTAAAACAGCTCCGTCGGGGAGTTATACAGTTCGAAAGGGTGTAGCTGGAAAACTCTATAATACAGCCGAAAAAGAACAAATTAAAGAATTGAAAAACATGGAATTCGATCAAGTCTGGTACAACGTCAAAAAATTCGCCGGATTTATGCCTGCTCCCAGCGAGCTATTAAATGATTCATTTGTAAACTTCGTTCGTGAGATTGTAGACTGGCTCTCTGAATCTGCCATCGTAACAGAAAACGATGAAGTCTTTTATGGAAAAGGCGGGGAGACGAATGTTGAAGGCATCATTACCAGCGAAAAATACAAAACGCTTAAAGCGCCATCTGTAATTACGATTAAATTTCTACGCAAGGTTAAAAACCAAATTAACCGCGGTTATCGCCGCAGCGCAGTTTGGGTGATGAATACGGAGGCTTTTGAAACGCTGGCTAATATTGAAGATAAAAACGGTCGTGGCATTTTAGCAGAAGATCCGAGAAACGAGGACAACTTTTTGCTCTTCGGCCGTCCTGTTGAAGTCTTTGACGAAATCCTTACGGATGATAAAACCCAGAAAACGCACATTCTATTTGGTGATTTTAAGCGCGGCTATTTCATGTTTGACCGTCAAAAATTCGAAATCAAATCTACAGATGTAGGCGGAGACGCTTTTCTTACGGATCAGACATATTTCCGCGGCATTGAACGATTTGACGGAAAAGTGGTAGATCCGGAAGCAGCCGTTATTGTCACTGATCTTGTCGTCGGGGAAGACGCAAAGGTAGAAACGCCTGAACAGTCTGCTGATCTTGGAAAGTAAAAATAAAAATTGAAAGGATTGATCGACATGGCGAAATTAGACAATATTCTGAACGAAAGTAACGGTGTATTAACTTCTGCGAGGGACAACGGTAAAGGAGTGCCGATCACTGACATTTCGGTTGCTGATAATAGCGAAGAAAATCCTCTCTACGTAAAAGGCCTAAAGGGTGATCCGGGTGAACCAGGACCAAAAGGCGAGAAGGGAGATCCCGGCGATCCAGGCCCGAAAGGTGAAAAAGGTGATCCGGCAGTCATTGAAGAGGGGAGCATTGCACATGAAATGCTGGGCGAAAAATCAGTTCGCAGCAAAAATGTTGGGACTGGTAGCATCATGTTGGAGCACCTGAACAGTGAAGTAAAGGCTGTACTTGACGGTATGCAAATACAAATTGATGAACTGAAACCCACCACTCCTGCAGAATGAAAGGCAGGTGATGCCAGATGACAGAAGCTGAAAAAATAGAATTAGAGAAAGTGAAAAAATTCCTCCGGGTCGATGGCGATCTGGAGGATGATTTAATTCTAGACTTTATCGCATCAGCAAAAGAACATATAACAGGTGCTACTGGCCTTACATTTCCGAATAACTCAGCACGAGCAGCTATGTGTGTAAAAGCTTTTGTGACGCATTGGTATGAAAACCGGGAGATTGCCGGCACGACATCCAATCTTGATGGAGTGCTGACTATGATGATCAATCAGTTGAAATACACGGTTCCAGAGGTGAAGGCCAATGCTAAATGATATGCGGTATCGCATTCAATTTCAAAAAAAGAAGTCCGGCGGCCGTCTCCCTGTGGAGGGAAATGGTAGCTGGGAAACAGTTATTGAATGCTGGGCAATGGCGGAGGGCTTAAAAGGCCGGGAATATTATGCTGCAGCGGCCATACAAAAAGAAAAAACAGTTCAATTTACAATCCGGCACCGGGAAGATATCAATGAACATATGCGAATCGTCTTTCAGGGCGATTCATATGAAATTGAGGCTATTTTGCCGAATTATTTGCGGCGGCATTTCATTACGATTAAAGCGAATGTGGTGAGCCGATGAACTTTGAATTGGAATTGAAAGGGTTTAGAGAGCTTGAATCTACTTTCGCTGATCTGGCCCGTAAGGATGAGAAGATTCATAAAGCAGCAGTGAAAGCCGGAGGGGCTGTTTTGGCTGCGGAAATTAATGAGGAAGCTCCACGCTCTTCCATTGGCGGAAGTCATCCGCACATTGACGATGATATTATAGTCGGCAGCCGTATCAGGCGGGACGAAGACGGAGAGATATACGCAGTTGTAGGTCCTACAAAAGATACAAAATTCCGTGTTCACTTGCCGGAATTCGGCACGCTCCATCAAGCTGCCAATCCATTTATTCACCGGAGTATGGTAAAGGCGAATGGCAAGATGCTTGATGCTATGGAAAAAGTCATAAAGGCGGGATACAAGCTGTGAATCTTATCGAACGAGCTGAACAATTGAAAAACAGTTTATTTGAAGCGCTGGAAGCCCATCCGGCGCTTTTATCATTGGTTGATCCCGGCAATATCTATGAATTGGCAGTGCCGGAAGGGATAAAAAGCCAGCCGCCTTATATTGTCGTACAAGAATTAGATTATCGAACAACCAAATGGGCAGACGGTAAGCCTATTCAGGACAGCACGCTATATCAGATTGATGTGTACCACAATCAGTCTTGTGAATCCGTAATGGCTGCTGTCGTTGATGTAATGGGAACTTTTGATTTCCAGACTTATGGTCCTATTAATGAGTTTTTACAATCTGAGCGCCTCATTCGAAAAGGTTATCGGTTCGAGGCCAATATTTTATTATAATTGGAGGTTTTATCATGCCCGAATACAGTTCTATGGTGGGATTGGAAGGCGTTAAGTATTCACCATTAATCAAAAAAGAAGGCTTGTGGATCGCCAGCAAGATCATTGATTATCCACATGCTATTAACGCAAAGATGGCAACCGATTCATCTACAGAAAAACAGTATGCAGATAACAAAGTAGCTGATTTAGCTGTCTCGACTGGCTCAACGAAACTCGACTTAGAAATGCGAGACGTACCGCCGGAACACCTTGTCAATTTATTTGGGATAGAGGAAACCAAAGACGGTCTATATCTTTTCAAGAAAAACGTTACTCCGCCGTGGATCGCGATTACCTTCTTTGGTGTCAAAGCAAACGGAAAAAAACGTCATGTAGGCTTAGTTCAAGGTCGATTTACTTTGCCGGATGATGACTGGAGTACAAAAAAAGAAAAAATAGACTTCCAGACCTCTAAATTGTCCGCGGAGTTTCTTGAAAGAGAGCAGGATGACGTGTATAAAATCATCGCAGATGAAGACGCGCCTAATTTCGATTTAGACAAGTTTTATGAAAAGGTATACGGCAACGCCTACACTTCATCTAAAGATGAACCCAAAGCAAGTAAAAGTACTGATCTTGGCGCTTAAAAAGGGAGGCAGAGTGCTTCCTTTTTAATTTCTATAACAATTAAAAGGAGGAGTCGACATGGCTCAAAAACATATTTCAATCAAACTATGGTTCGAAGATGAAAAGAAATTGAAAACATTTATTGCACCTCGGACAAATACGAAAACACTTATTGAAGCATTACGGTTGAACGCAGAAGCTGAAAAAACAGCAGAAAATTTGGAGAAAAGCATCAAGATTCTTGAAAAACAGCTGCAATTTATCGTAGGGGTATTCCGGAATCAATTTACTTACGATCAATTATTTGAGGGGCTGGAATCTTTTGAAGTTACGAAAGAAGTGAGCCGCATTCTCTCGGAAGTTGCCGGCTATAAAGAAATTGAGGCTGCTGATCAGGATTTTTTGCCGGAACAGACGGAGAAGAATACACCTACGAGCGCGGAATAGAGCAGATAAATGAAATTTACGCCACTCTCCTACAACAAGGGTGGAGTATGAGCGCAATTGACGAGATGGACATATATCACTATTTAGAGATATTGACCGAAACCAATAAACCAGAAGAAGTGAAATTTGAAGATGTCTTCTTTTAGACGGGCTTATAGCCTGTCTTTTTTGTTGAATCTTTGCCAGGAAAGCGGGGTGGATACATATGGCTCAACCAATAGGAAATATGGTCGTTAAGGTCGGTCTTGATGATACAGGATTTAACCGGGGCATTGAAGGCTTAAAAAGGCAGATGCGTCTGGCAAATTCAGAAATGAAGGCAGCCGGAAGCATTTATAAAAATGCTGGCGATCAATCAAAGCTCCTGCAATCACAGATGGAGGGCTTGAGTAATAAGTATAAGATTCAAGGCCGGTTGGTTCAGGAGCACCGTCAGCGGTATGAAGAACTGGTCAGACAAAAAGGAAAAGACAACCGAGAGACACAGATTCAGGCGCGGCGTTTGAATGATGCTATTGCAGTTCATGAGAATCTCGGCAAAGAGCTGAATAAAGTCAGCAAAGAGTTTCAGACCATGTCCGACAGCAGCAGTCGGGCTGCAGGCATTTTTTCTGTTTTTAAAAAGGATTCAAAAGATGTATCAGAAGAGCTGAACGCTGTTTATAAATCTGCAACAGCCACAGGAAAGGCATTAGCGGGAATTGGTGCTGCCGGAGCGCTTGGGATCGGTGCAACCGTTAAGGCCGCAGCGAGCTTCGAGAAAGATATGAGCCGTGTCGCCGCCTTGGCGAACGCAACGAACGATCAATTGGCATCATTAACAGAAACAGCCCGTCATCTTGGCGCCGTCACACAGTATACGGATGGGCAAGTAGCCGAAGGCATGCAGTATTTAGCGATGGCCGGCTATAAGACGAATCAAATTATCGGCGCTATGCCCGGCTTGCTTGCGACGGCGGCCGCCGGACAAACCGACCTCGGCGTAACGGCTGATATCGTTTCTGACATCTTAACCGAATTTCATATTAAGGCAGAGGACACAAACCGTGTTGCCGATGCAATGACGTATACGTTCACGAACTCCAATGCCACTTTGCAGGAGATTGGCCAAACGATGAAATATGCGGCTCCGGCTGCTAAAACAGCAGGTCTCAGTATGGAAGAATTGGCCGCGGCAACCGGCATTCTGGCAAACAGCGGAATAAAGGCAGACATGGCGGGTACAGCACTTCGCTCGACGCTTACCCGTTTAGCGGCTCCACCTAAACCTGCGGCTTCGGCTATTGAAGAATTAGGTTTAAAAGTGACAGACTCTACCGGAAAGATGCGCCCGCTGGCCGACATCATGGGGCAGATCACAGAGAAAACAAAAAATTATACTGAAACAGAACAGATCCGGATCGCTAAACAGCTTGCCGGACAACACGCTATATCTGGATTTATCACGCTCATGCATGCAGGTAAAGATAAGCTGGAAGAATTCACAAAGGAAATAGAAAACAGCGGCGGTATTGCCGAAAAAGTGGCTGACACGCAGATGGACAACCTGGCCGGATCTGTAGAATATCTGAAATCTGCAACAAACAACGCTGTCATCACCATGGGAAATCAGTTTATACCGATCATCAGAGCTACTACTGACGGTCTGACTTCATTAGTAACGTGGTTCGACGCCTTACCGAACTCCGTCGCAAGCACTATTGCTATTACGGCCGGAGCTGTAACAGTATTTTCTCTTTTTGGCGGGGCTGCCTTGCTGTTAATCGGGGCATTACCGAGGATCGCAGCAGGATGGAACATGCTCCGCACGGCGGGGGGATATTTAACCGGTAACGTCAATCGGGCATCGGCAAGTCTCGGCGTTTATACGACTGAAGCCGTTGCGGCAGGCGCTGCATCCCGAACAGCGGCAGCTGGCATTGCAACAACTTCCACTGTGGCAACGGTAGCAGCCACCCGAATGGAAAGGCTCAACCAAACAAACGCCGGTGCAGCAACACGAGTGGGCCGACTGGAGCAATCGACAAATAGAAGCTCGAAAGCGATGCGCGGGTTTGGCGGCGCATCCCGGGTGGCCGGTACTGGTCTAACTCTTTTCGGCGGTCCAATCGGGACAATTGCCGGACTCGTTCTTACCTTTGCTCCTGAGCTGTTAAAGTTCGGTGCCGGAATTATCAAAACCGGATTAAATGCTGTAAAAGGGGCAGGCGGATTTATGAAGCTTGCAAAAAGCGGTTTCGGCCTGTTTAACATACTTAAAAAAGGCACTGCTGTTGTCGGTCTTTTACGTGGCGGACTTGGATTGTTAGGCGGACCAGTCGGCGCGCTCATTACGGGTGTGACCCTCTTAGCTGATGCAGGATTTAAGTATTATGACAATTTAAAGAAACGAGTGCTTCCGGCGACAATTGATTTTGGAGACGGTGTATCAAAATCCACAGCAAAAGCTGTCAACGCCTATGAAGATATGAACATTGAGGTTACCGCCAAGCTGAACACACTCCGCGCCACCAATGCTACCATCACGAACGATATCGCAGATGACATGTCAAAGCGCTTTAAAGACATGGGAGATTCTTTGAAAAACGGATACAAAACCAGCGCGACCAATGCAACTAAAGTGCTAAAAGAATTTTATGCTTCTAATAAAGGGATGTCTGATAAAGAAGAAAATAAAATCATTGGCAAAATTGATGCTTATAACGAGAAAAAACAAAAGAAGATCCAAAAGTATGTTGATCGAGTAGATGAAATTTATAGGACTGCCGCCCGTGAAAATCGAAAAACCACGGAAAAAGAAAATAAAGAAATAGCTAAAATTCAAGGCAAAATGCTTGCTGAAATGGAGACTGCACTCTCACGTAGCAAAGACGAACAAACCAAAATCTCCAAAAAATTAAAAGAAGAAACGTCTAATCTTTCTGCTAAACAAGCGGCGGCCGTAGTAAAAGACAGTAACAATGCAAAAGAGAAAACGATTAAAGCAGCTAAGAAACAACGTGATGCTGTTATTGATGCTGCTGATGAACAGTATTATGTGAAACGTTCAATTTCTAAGAAAGAACACGATAAAACTGTTAAAAACGCAAAGAGCCAGGCGAAAAAGACAATTAATGCAGCGGAGGAAACTCATAAAGGTGTCGTAAAGGAAGCGAAAAAGCAAGCTGAAGGCCATATCAGCCAAGTTGATTGGGAAAAAGGTGAAGTGCTGGGTGTCTGGGATCAGTTAAAAGTAGATTTGGCAACCAAAGTAAACGCTATAACTGATGGCATAAATACAGTTTTGGAATTTATGCACATTCCTACAATTCCCCAGTGGAAGCCGGCAGGTTACGACAGTCGCCAGTCTTCCACGATGCAAATTGCGCCGGGGTTAGCCTATGCCAAAGGAACAGACTTCCACCCCGGTGGCCGGGCATTAGTCGGTGAGGAAGGATGGGAGCTTGCTCACACGCCCGGTATCGGCACTTACATTGTCGGAATGGGCGGCCCGCAAGTGTGGGATCTTCCGCGTGGTACTTCTGTTCTTCCGCACGCTCAGTCGAAAGAAGCAGCTGCCACAGGGCTTCCCGGTTATGCAAATGGGGTCGGAAACTTCTTCAAAAATGCGTTTGAGGGATCAAAAAAGCTGGTAAAAGACGCTGTCTCTGTCGGCAAGAATGTCATTGGCAAAACGAAGGATGTCGCTTCTAACGCTATGGAAATGATTATGAAAGGGCCGAAAAAGATAATCAGCAGCATATTCAAAGGTATGATCCCATTTAAAACAGGAACCGGCATAGATGGATTAGGGACTGGTATTCTCAAAACGCTAAAAAGCGGTGCCCTTCAATTCTTAAAAGGGGTCTTGCCGGATGTGGGATTTTTTACGGCCGATGCTTATAAAGGCGCAACCGGATCTGCCCAGGTACAAAAATGGGTAACAGAAGCCGTCGGCATTGCTGGTGTTCCGTTTTCATGGATTCCCGGCTTGATCACGATTGCCATGAAAGAGTCCGGAGGGAATCCAAATGTCGTCAACAGGTGGGACTCTAACTGGAAGGCAGGTAATCCTTCACAGGGACTAATGCAGACGATTCCAAGTACGTTTGCCTCAAATGCATTTCCGGGTCACAACAACATTTTGAATCCCGTAGATAGCGTTTTGGCTGCTATTAATTACATCAAAGGGCGATATGGAGACATATCAAATCATCCCGGCTTGAAATCAATGGCCCGCGGCGGCCCATACGTAGGGTATGCAAAGGGCGGTACTTCTCCGGGGCGCGGCGGCTCCAAGCTCGCCGTCCTCAACGAACGAGGGTACGATGAAACCACCATTACGAAAGATCCGGCATACCGCGAAAGGAACATCGGATTGTGGGCGCGGGTTGGGCGTGAGCTTGGCGTCCTGCCTTCTCTGCAGGAAGGGATGATCTCGAAGGCTTTACTATTGCTTCAAAAAGCATCCGTAGCACAGCCTGAAAATGATAGAAGCGTCAATGTTGATATAACTCGGGTCGTGGAGAACCAAGAAAGGCAAATCAACATGATGGGGCAGCAAATCGACGCTCTCCAGCAGAACATTCAGCTACTGCAACAGCTGGTCTTAAAAGATAACAACACCTATATTGACGGTGCTCGAGTAGACCAAACGAGTGCTGACCGATATAGAAGAAAACAATATAGAAACGGGGGCAAGCCGGCTTGGTAAAACTATTTTTGGATTTTGATAACGGATTGGGGGAGCAGAGCCTTGACAGCTTGCTCCCCCAATTTGAAGTGTTGAGTTTTTTGGCGGAAGCGCCGATTATCAATCGGGAAACGATCACGATCCCGCGGCGACATGGTGTTATCTCAGCACAGCACCCTCGTGACGTGACCTATTCATCAAGGAAGGTCACTGTAGAAATATATTTGAATTCAAAAATTCACAATAATTTTTACATGCTTAGGCATCAGCTCTATGCTTTATTGGTGAAGCCATTTGCCTATTATATTTCTACTGACTTATGGCCGAATCGCCGTTTCCTTGTCACGTGTGATGGGAATTTCAGCATTCCCAAAGAAAAGGAGAAAACACATGCTGTTTTTTCAGTCGAGTTTATCAATATTACCGGGATGGCAGAATCTAAACATTCAACCAAAACAGCACAGACTCAGTCAGGAGAGAACTGGAACATCGGTATGAACCTGCAATCAGATGACAACCTGGCCTATTATTTTAAGAATCAGAAACGTTTCTCGGTCTTTAATTCTGGAGACGTCCAAATCAATCCTCTTGATCATGCGTATAACGTCCTATTGAACGCCAAGGGGAAGAATGTAACACTAATCAATCATACCAATGGCGAAAAATTAACGATTGAACAGGAGTTGAAGAAGTCACAGCAGGTATCATTTTTAAAGCAGTACGCGCTGCTCAATAATAAACCAATAAAAACATCTGGACGTCTGCCGAATCTCGAAATTGGCTGGAATGAGTTTGAAGTTCAGAATACTGATGATTTTGTCATAGAATTTGACACCCGGTTCTATTACTTGTAAGGCAGGCGGTTTATATGGCGAATACAGATTTTATTAAAGAGATTGCCGGCGATGCCCAGCAAATATATAAAAAGCACCGTATTCTCGCATCATTGATCATTGCGCAAGGATGCTTAGAAAGCGCGTGGGGCACAAGTGAATTGGCGACAAAAGGACATAACCTTTTCGGTATGAAGGGCGAATACAACGGCCAGTATGTCATTATGCAAACATGGGAAGTTATCAACGGAGAAAACGTACAAGTTCCGGCTAAATTCAGGAAGTACCCTTCATGGAAAGAATCTATACAAGACCTAGCAAACCTGTACTTGAATGGCCTTAGCTGGGACAAAAACCATTATAAAGCTGTCGTCGGGGAAACAGATTATCAGAAAGCAACTGCGGCTCTCGTCAAAGCCGGGTATGCTACCGATCCAAATTACGCAACAAAATTGAACAGCCTCATTTTCACCTATAAATTAACGAAATATGATACAACCGAGGGAGTACCAGACAAACCGAGTAATCCGAGCACACCAGATCCTGAGCCGGACATACCAAGTAAGGAATATAACGGTAAAGACATTACGCTGAATCAAAACTTACCAAAAGACGTTTATTTCCCTCAACTGCATGTTTCCAGTCAAGACGGAAATCAAGTTGTCGAAGTCATTGGTGCCGATCCGGATCTGCTAGATGACACCACCGGAAAAAAAGATATTGAGTTTACGATCACTCGAACTGCTGATAATGGCATTGAATATGACTTACTTATAAATGACAATATTCTTTACCTGGATGAAAAGAAATTTAACCATCAAAAATACTTTATCACGATGATCGAAGTCGATCAGGAAAAGACACTCAGCAAGAAAGTTTCTGCAAGCCATGTTTTCGTTGCCGTTTTGAATAACCATTATGTGGAAGAGGCGATCAGCGGTACACTGACTGTACGAAAAATGCTTGATTTCACATTAAAGGGGACGAAATTCTCTTATATTTTCAAAGACAAGGAAAGTGAATTTGAAAGTGTAGAGCAGGAGAATTTTGGTGACAAGTTTGCGAATGAGCTGATAAGCGAAATTGTGGAAGACTACGGTTTAGAACTGGATGTAGATAATTACAAGATTTACATCTATAAAAAGATGGGAAAGCGTATCAATCACACTCTCGACTCTCGTTATAATATGCCCGGTATTAAAATTAAAACATCGACAGAAGGCTGCTCTACCCGGGCGCGGGGATACGGAGCGATTAAGGAAAACAGCAGCACCGATAGCAAAAAAACGGAGTACGTCTTTGAGCCGGTCCTTTACAAGCACCCTGACGAAAATAAGTTCCTGCTTGATGGCATGCCGAGGTGGGCGGAACCGTTGCGCGACGAGCGTTATAAAAAAGAATCCAGCATGATGACGGCGCTTAAAAAATACGTGAATCCTTATCCGAAAATGGAGATAGAAGTAGATTATGAATACATCTATGAGCCGAAGCTTCTTGACATACAAGATGATTTTTGGAAAGGAGACACACTTCACGTATTGGCTGATACAGCATGCGGTGTGACTTATGAAGACGATGTCCGACTGCTTTCCATTCAATACAAGCCCTTAAATCCATACGCAAAGCCAACATTGAACTTTGCTAATTTCCGTAAAGATATCCAGGATATCCGCATGGAGCAAGAAAAACGATTGAAAGATCAAAAACGTTATGTTCAGAAATTAAGAATGAAGATTTAAAGCACCTCTATTGGGGTGCTTTTCGTTTTAGTTGAAAGGAGTGTTCTGAATTGGTCAGGCTTACCAAAGACTATGATACCACCCGAAATGCCCGGTATACATCTCAAATAAGAGATGACATGGAAACTATAGAAAATGGAATAAATAAAATTGATGATGATCTTAAAAGGCACCGAGCAGGAATTGCCGTTCATGATTCTTCACAGATTACACATGATGGGTACACCGTCGAAAACCGTTTGAAAAATCTGTTTGCGCGATTTACTAACCTTGTACTGAATCACGACGGCAAAGATGTAAAAGAAGTCGTGGATTCCCGCGTAACGACGGATGGGGAAATTGCCGCAACATTGAAAGACAGGCTTGATAGGGAATTCAGCAAGCTTGACAGGAAAATCAAACGCGTTGTAAGCGTTGATGACTTCGGAGCTGACCCAACCGGAAAAACAGACAGCACGGAAGCTTTTAAGAAGGCATTCGGGACCGGTAAGGTGCAGGTCGTTATGTCAGCTGGCATTTACGTCGTGAAAGGCTTAAAAATCCCTTCCTGGGTTCGTCTGGTCGGCCAGGGAATCGGCGTTACATTCTTGATTTTGAATGATGAGACACCGGCCTCAGAATGGGTTATTACGAATGTGGACTATGAAAAAGGGAATCAAAACATTCACATTGAAGGATTTTCAACAGACTGGAATCAAGAGCGGCAGGGTGGTTTAAGGGCGACAGGCGGGCAGCATTCCACATGCGTTGCCTTTGCGAATTCAAAGTTCATCTGGATTAAAAATATAGAAAACATTAACCCGGCACTTCATGGCATTGATATAACAGCGCCACAGTATGACCATCTGCCAGATACCGAGTATACAAAAGACGGCTGCAAATATGTTTGGATTGACGGCTGCGTTAACTCAGGATATGGGGATGACGGGATAACAACTCATTACAGTGAATACATTTTCATATCAAACTGCCATTGCACAAACCCGACAGGCATCGCACATGCCGCGGGAAAGGCTAATTCTAACGGTATTGAAATTGACGACGGTTCTAAGCATGTGTGGCTGCTCAACAACTATACAGAAGGGAACATCCGAGGCGTTGAAGTTAAGGCGCATACCGAATGGCCGGCTTCCCAAAATGTTCATATCCTCGGACACGTTTCATATCGGGACGTGCGGGCTTATGATTTGCGGCATATCGGCCACCATAAAGCAGATGATCCTGAGAGTACCACAGCTTATGATGTGACGTTAACGGACTGCACCGCAATAGAACCGGTTTTTAATGATTTGTATGAGGGAATTACCCCGCGCGCTCTTGTTGTATCCGCATACAAGAACGTGCAGATTGTCAATTTTACCGCAATCGGAAATCCCAATTACGATTATAAAAACAGTCCGGTGATAGCCTTTCAGTATCGCTGCAGAAATATCACCGTAAACGGAATTAAAATGAGAGGGTTCAGAAAGGCTTCTCATGATATTCGAGTGTACGGAGGCCCACAAAAAGCTGATTACGTGAAGATCTCAAATTTTGATATTTACAACTCGGCTCCTGCAGCTTTCGGTTTAGGTGGCGGGGTTTATCATTCAAGCATTATGAATGGAACGATTATAGGTAAAAACGGAACCGTCGGAATTGGTTCGCCGAATAATCAAACAACCATTGTAGGTGTAGAAGCAGCCGGGTATAAGATATCTGCTCAATTGGCCGGGAGAGAGTACAGCACTATCCCGATAAGAGTAAAAGGCGGCTTTATGGGCGGTAACACTTCCGGATCTGCACTGCATGAAGCGAGTGCCATTTTAGGCAGTACAGGTGACAACATCGCAAAAGGCCCGGCCAATGTTCTGCTGGGTGTCCGGGGCGGCTCAACAACTGAGGGGTCGCGTCAAGCGCTAATAGCCGTCAATAACTGCCACACAAAAGGTGACGGCAACTCAAGGGCTATTCTTGCAGCTCAGGGGGTTATCAACGATAACGGATACAGCGTTAGGGGCGGTTATGGGACTGGAAGTGCCTCAACAAAAAATACGAGATGGGAACTCGATTCGACTGCCGGCCATATTCGCGGCACAGGACGAGTGGAGAGCGTCTCAGATTTCAAAGACTTCGCTGAGTATTTTGAGTCTGCTGACGGCAAGAAAATTGATTCTAGTTATCTCGTTGCACTAGAAGGCGAAAAGATTCGAAAAGCGGAAAAAGAGGACAAGATTCTCGGAGTTGTTTCGGAAACTGCGGGCGTGGTGCTCGGCGGTGCTGCGTTCTATTGGAACGAGCAGTACGAAAGAAATGAATTCGGCGGGTTGGTCTACGAGACAGTTTTCCGCGGCGGCGAAGAAATCCGTCTTCCCAAACTTAATCCAGACTACGACCCTTCTCTCGAATATGTACCGCGTGACTCTCGGGACGAATGGCATGTCATTGGCCTGATCGGTCAAGTCTTTGTCAGGATTGACGAAACAGTGGCCGTAGGGGATAGCGTATCAGCAATTGGCGGAATCGCGACTAAAGCGGAAAGCGGAGGCTATGGAACTGTTATGAGAATCAAGTCTCCGTATGATGCGGAAAAAGGATACGGTGTAGCTCAAATGATTGTTACGCCGCAGCACTAAGGAGGAAAAGGAATGTACAAAACGGGGGGCGTCGCATTTGACATCAATGCGAACCGGACAAACGGGCGAACCACGAACATCCAATTCATGACGCAGGACACGGGCAGCGCGAAGCTGTCTTTTTCTTTTACAAAGGATGGAACGCCGTTGCCCCTGTCTGCTGTAGACGCGAAAATCGTTCTATTGTATGAAGATGGGTCATTTTACAAAAAGAGCCTTGCTATCACCGACAAGGTGAACGGAAATGCGGAATATATGCTTTCAGATGAAGAGCTTAAGCACTATGGAACGGTAAAGGCTGAAATCAAACTTTACTATTCAAACGGGCAGGCGCTGGCGACTTCATTTTTTACCTTCTCTATCGCCAAAACGCTAGAAGATCAGAACATCATTCCAACAGCTGACTATTACATTGACGATTTTGAAACGCTGAGAGACGGGGTAAACCACATTGTCGAAGAAATCAGCCAGACCGTCGAGGAATTACAGAAGAAATTTGCCGATCTGAAAGCCATTGAAACGAAAGAGGGCGCACAGAAAAAAGCGGATGCTGCAGAGGGAAACGCCAAGGATTACACGGATGAACATGCGAACGATCAAGAAAAGCATGTTTCTGCAGTTGATCGGAAGGCTTGGGATGCCAAGGAAACTCCCTCCGGCGCGAAAAAGAAAGTAGACGCTCATGCGAACGATCAAGATATACATGTTTCTGCAGCTGATCGGGAAGCTTGGGACAGTAAAGAAACAGAAAGCGGGGCGCAAGAGAAGGTAAACACTCACGCCAATAATACGGACATTCATGTTACCAAACCTTTCAAAGATACATTGGAAGAATTATCAAAGTTATTCACAGCGGGTTTTAAAGATGAACTGGAAGAATTATTACGTCAGTTCACGGCCCATAATTACAACCAAGAACGGCATATTTCTAAAGCTGAACGGAAGACATGGAACGGAGCTGCCACCTATGCCAACATCATGCTGAAGAATGGAGCCGCCGCAGGGACGCGGACACCGATGTACGCAAAGTGGGGGGCGTTTTTAATCTTACGGGGGCATGTGAAAACAGACGCCGAAATTATATTCGGCTCCATCCCCGCGGAATACGCACCTGCTGGCGGTTCCGTTATAACAGTGCCGTTAAGTGGTACAGGCGGCACAGCCAATTTAATCATTTATGACAATGGGGATTTAAAAATAAAATATCCGGACCCGGCGGACTCAAGTAAGATGGGCGGAGGCTACTATCTGGATGTGGTCGTGGGCTTTCAGGAAGGAGGAACAGCATGATTCAGGTTTATGAATACGATGAAAATTTCATTTTGACTAAACCCGTTCCGGTTGAGCCAGATGAAGAAGGAAACTACACAATCCCTGAGAATTGTACAACCGTCCAACCTCCGTCTTTCATAAAGGCGATGTATCATCCCGCTGAGAAGACATGGACGGAGGCGGCCACCCAGGAAGAGAAAAAAGCCCTGGAAAAGCAAATTGAAAGCGGGCGGGTGCCTTTTACCGTTGATGAATTGAAAGCTCAGAACGCGGCCATTACAGAACAACTTGCGGAAGCGCAGAGCCTAGCCGAGTCACAAGCGCAAATGATTGCAAATCTTTATCTAATGCTGGCGGAGGGAGGGAAAGGGGTATGATGGATTGGTTTAAAAGCGTTAAAACCATCTACGGATGGGGCCCGCAGTATTACAGTAATGCGGACGTGGCCCGTTTTGTTGAGTGGGGAAGAATTACAGAAGATCAATATAAACAAATAACCGGCTTGACCTATCCGATGACAAAACAGCCTGTCAGTGTGGATTTAGGCGGTGCCGCAAACTGATCAACACCCGGAGAGGTGTTTTTTATTTTGCCCTGAAGGAGGTGAGGCTTTATGGAAATGGATATTACACAGTATTTAATCACTCAGGGGCCATTTGCTGTGTTGTTTTGCTGGCTCCTTTTCTATGTAATGAAAACAAGCAAGGAAAGGGAATCAAAGCTTTATGATCAAATTGACTCCCAAAATGAAGTCTTAGGGAAGTTCAGTGAAAAGTATGATGTTGTAATTGAGAAGCTCGACAAAATTGAAAGCAAAGTACAATAGGGGGATTACACAATATGAAAAACTATGACAAAGGTACGGTCGTCCGGACGGTGCTTCTTTTAATTGCACTTATCAACCAAACTATGCTGATGTTTGGCAAATCACCTTTGGATATTACAGAGGGTCAGGTGAATCAGCTTGCTGACGCTCTTTACACTGCCGGTTCTTTGCTCTTTGCAATCGGTACAACTGCCGCAGCCTGGTTCAAGAACAACTATGTGACTGAGAAAGGCCATAAGCAAAGAGCCATTTTAAAACAGCACAATCTAACAAAATGAGGAGGTTGCCGCTTGGCAGCCTTCTTTCACTATTAAAAATAAGGAGACGATGAAACATGGTGAAAATCACAAAAGACTTTATTCCAGTGGGACACAATAACAGACCGGGATATGCAATGAACCCGGCGTACATCACAGTACACAACACGGCGAACACGGCAAGAGGGGCAAACGCAGCCATGCATGCCCGTTATGAGAAAAATCCGGAAACACCCACCAGCTGGCACTTTACAGTAGACGACAAAGAGATTTATCAGCATCTGCCATTGAATGAAAACGGCTGGCACGCGGGAGACGGAAACCGCGGAACCGGGAACCGGAAATCTATCGGCATTGAAATTTGTGAGAATAGTGATGGGGATTTTGAGAAAGCCGTGGCGAATGCTCAATGGCTGATCAAAAAGCTCATGAAGGAGCAGGGCATTTCCCTTGCAAACGTGGTCCCTCACCAGCACTGGTCCGGCAAGTATTGTCCGCGCAAGCTGCTTGATCGATGGGACTCCTTTAAAGCAGGTATCAGCGACGCCCCGTCTAAAACGGTAAATTCTCCTGTTGATAAAACAAAAGAATCTTATATTAAAAATACAGTTGTTGCTGACAGCCTTAATGTGAGAACTCAACGCAATGCCAACTCGCCTATTGTGCTTGCTCTTCCTAAAGGTTCGGCTGTTCAATATAAAAAAGGATCGACTCAAAATGGTTGGGGGTACATTAAATATACCAATTCTAAAGGAGCCACATACAGCGGTTACGTTAACGTAAGATATATCAAGAGCGATGCAGAGTTAGGGAAAACCCCTTCAAAATCTGCTCCTGCTAAATCTTCAAACAAGACTAGCGGGATAATTAAGTCTGTAGGCAAAATTAAAATTGTTGGTGTTAAAAGTGCAGCCATTATTATGGACAAACCAGACCGTAAAAACGCCAAGAATGTGGATTCAATTGGTCTCGGCAAGACAATTAACATCTCAGGTTCTGTTAAAGGTTCAAACAACTCTAAAGGCTATTGGGAAGTCATCCACGGCGGCAAACGGCGGTATGTGTCTGGACAATATGGAAAAATGGTTTAAGTAAGTTGTCCCTTGCTATGGCATTTACAGCTGAAGACAAAAGCAAAGCCGAAGCGCTTAAAATATAATTGAACCCCCTTCTATTTGGAAGGGGGAGTTTTATTTCTCACCAGGTTAGACTAATATCAAAATCTTGAACGTTTGTAGTAACATCTTTGTCCGGCCAAAAATCCCACTTAACTCTGATTGATTTGATATCATTGGGATCATTTAATTTCTTTATTGGATAAAGGACATATCCCTCTTTTTTTGCCCCTGACATAATTTCTCCGCCTATATCTTCACTGAGCGACAAACTGGCATCTATTTGTTCCTTAGTATTGGTAAGTAGTGTGCCTTGGTTTGGAAAAGTTGAAATATCCTTTTTGCTTCCATTGTCAATAACAAAGTGTACAGCTATAGCCCCTTCAGCACCAGATTCCATTTCGTCTTTAACGATCCCAACACGATCAATTTTAAATGTGGTGTCATTTTTCTTTTCTGACCAATTTAACTCATGAACCACGGTAGAGTCATCTTCATTACCATCTTCAATCAAGGTAGAATCATCTTCATCGCTATCTTCTTGAGCATCAGAATCCATTGGCTCGATATTTGCTGATGAAATGGGTTGTTCTTCCCTTTCACCTAGCTCTTCAACTGGTTTAGACATAAAAGAAAAACCGATAATCGCGAGTATCAAGGTTGAAGGAACTAGCCAATAAGCTTTTTTTCTTGTTTTGCGAAAAACTAAAAATATCAATCCAACTATAAAGCCGATCGTTGAAAAGATTGTAAGAAAACCCATAAATAAAATCAT